TTCAAGGTTAGGATATTTCTTTTGCAAACCATCAAAGTCCACAACAGGGACAGTAGTAGATCGACAATTAAAGTGTTGCGGTGGTGTCGGGCCATTATTGTAGTCAAATGTTTGTCCATCAAGTCGCTGACAGATAGGGCTTGTTCGAGAGTCCAGCGTTGCAACATATTCATATTTAGGTGATACCTTTTTATTTGCTGCATATACAGCCTGTGATGCTTGATTAGTAACCTGATTTACAGATGTTCTTACAATAGTCTGAATCTGATGATTAGCCAGCTTTGTTAATTCACCGCCAGCCAAAGCAATCTGCTTGACATTTCCTTTTTGAGAGAAATCAAGTCTGCCAATAAGTCTCCTACTAATCTGTTCTAATGTCTCACCAGCAAACACTCCTGACCTGACTGCTAAATCTAACCTTTGGGCTGAGGACTCTGCTATGCCCCTAAATGCTTTTCTTACTGTGTTGCCATTTGGAAGTGTAATTGATGCTCCCTGCTGGGCTGTAAGTTTGAATTTACCAGAGCCAAATTCTTTAAAATTATCTTCAGTAAAAGCTTTGTCAGTAAATATGTTCACCTGTGATGGATCAGTCATTATTACAGACTCTGCATACTTATCGCTGATTGCAACACTATTAATGGGAACATTACCAGATGCTGTGACTTTTTTTAATTCGTTCTGTATGAACTCAGATTGCAGTTCTGCGACACCCTGCATTTCTGTTCCCATATCTATAGCTGATCTCAACCACCAAGTATCAAGGCTATCTTTTGACTGTTTTATTATGGCTCTTAATCTCTTTCTTGTTTGCGGTGCAATGATTCTTGCTCCTCCTTTTGCTATCTCAGCGACTTGCCTCTGATCAATTTGCCTTAATTGTTTTGCTGCATTTAAGATTATTTCGTTGTAATTAACAACATATTTTAATGCAACAGAATTTGAATACCTATTTAAATCAATAGTTTCCCTAAAAAATACCTCTGGAGTGGACATTTATCATTCGTCCTCTGTGTCCGCTGGCTCCTCCGCTGGGGCTGGTGGTTCTTCTCTTTCTGTCAATCCTCCATTCTGCGTTGATTCAATCTCATCTTCAACATCAAAGTCGTCACCAAGAATCTCTCCAGCCGATAGCTGATTCAATAATGTTTCCTGACTGATAGTGCCAGAGGTGAACAATGCAAGTAACGACTGAATCTCCTGTGGCTCTAGTCTTGTAGATACAAAGTCTCTGTTTACAAAGCTGCTTCCAGCGTTGGGTTCATTTAAATATTCACTATGAAACTTGAGACAGTTATCAATTAAGTCTTGCATCTGCTGTGCAACTACCATCATTGTGCTGTCATTCTGAGATCGGTCTATTCGCTTGGCTTCCGCTGTCTCACCTACTAATTTTTGACCAAGCACCGCCGCCAGTGAAAGTGTATTGATCTGTTCTTTTATATCATCAAGTCTTTTGAATTGACTGTCATAGCTATCTCCTGATGGGCTTATATATTCCATACGTGACTCAGGTGGTAATGATAGTGCCTCACTAGGGCCTGTTGTTATTTCATCTGCGTTTGGATAGCCAAAGACTGCGAGCAATGGAACAGAACTGATGTGCAAGATGTTGTCCAAGTCAGACTGGATCTGATAATGCTTGAGGTTTAATTCTGCAATGTCATACAAAGGACTGCGACTTTCATAGAATCCGACCCTGTTGGAATAGGCAACTGAAAAAGGAATCTTGTCCTTAAGGCTCATTTCACCCTCTTCAAATAATTTATATTTGCCCTTCTTATCGTCTTTTCTGTGGATCTCATATCTACCACGTTCTAACACTCTGACTTGTGTAATATTCTTCTCACCATAGGCTCCATCTGGCTCAACAACCTTTTCCAATAAACGTACCTGTGTGAGTACCCTTGCACCATCTATGATCTCAGTCCTCCAACCTAAAATATCTGATGGCTTATATGTCACCCAATATGGTCTTGCCTTTTCACCTTCCCTTGGTGCATCTACTAAAACACCACAATGCCCAAATGAAACAACAGTTCTTGCGGTTTGATAAAGCCAAATATTCAAGTCATTACCTTCAAGGTCTACATCAAACAACTGTTCTCTTACCAGATCAGACACATCATCAAGTCTGACTGGCTTTCTAACCAGCATACCTGACAGCATTTTCTCAATTCTTTGGAGATATGGGACTACTGTTGACCTTGATAGTCTGCGATCATAACTATCGTCCACCTCGCGTTCAAGTTGTGGCAAATATTTTCTGTGTTCTGATCTAATCTTATATGTACCCTCCTTCAAATCTGCTATCAAATCCCAGAACTGTGCCATGCGTTGATAGGCCGCATTAGGGCTTGCAACTGTGGTTACAGCTTGAGTAATAGATTTATTGTAAATATCAAGTGAGCTATACACAGTTTTGCCTCAATAATACCATGATCTTAATATATTCTAATCCCTGTAGGTTTGCCCGACCTTGCAAATAATGGATTGAACTCTCTCCAAATTAAATACCCCAAACTATCAGCCATGTGGTCATAGCCAGACTCTTTATCAGGCTCTCCCTTTTCGTTGTATGACTGGAGTTCCATTGATTCAATTAGCTTTCTGCAACTGGCATGGATTTGTAAACGGCTTTCCCCTTTGCCGTTACATAGTAAAGCCTGTACGGAAGCGACCCGATCTCTGACTGGCGGGTTGCTGCGGGGACTTTGATTGCTGAAACCATATCCAGAAAGTATCTCAATGTCTGTCTGGCTTGCATTTGTAGACCTGTTTCCTCCACTAGCATCTGGGTAGACGTATATCTTGTTCATAGGATATCTAGCTTTAATGGTCTGGGCAATAGAGTCAGTATCGTGACTACGACTAATCTCATCAAATATTAACAATTTTTGATCTTGGACAATGCCAATCACTGCGTTCATGTTCCCAATGTTAAAGTCCATACCCACTCTTAAAGGTTCAAGGCCAATATCAGGCTTAGTGTTTGTGACATTCTGCTCTCTGGTAAAACGATCATAGACTTGGCCTGTGGTTAGATTGATGAACTCTCCATTGAGATAAGCTTGCAACATTGATGGGTCATAGTTGCTTTGCATACGTTCAATAAAGTCACTAGGCAAATGTGGATTATCCTGAGTCCTCATCTTTATTAACTCTCGATCAGTCCGTTGTTTAGCTTCATCAGTAGCAAAGGTGTTGTATAGCCACCTAAATCCTTCTGGTGTACTAGCTGCACAAAACTGGCGAACATTACCAGCCCTTAGTCGTCCCAGTATCTTTGGGAAAGCCCTATCACAGATGCTTGGACTTACAACGTCTATTTCGTCTGCAAGGCAAAATGCCAGATTCAAACCTATAATACGACTCCAGTTCTCGAATGACCTACACAACAGCTTGCAATCTCCCTCCTTTAGATGCACAACATACTCAGGTAAAGGACTGGCTCTGAAGCTGTAAGGGATTTCGTAATGTTCAAGAAACTGATCGAAGTCTGTCTGCCAGATGTCTCTTAAAAGCGGGCCAGTTGGCTCAAGGATTGCACCGATAAATCCTACATTCTGAGCCATAAGCTTCAATGCCATAGCACAAAGCGATCTTGTTTTCCCTGCTCCATATCCAGCAGATAATCCTACTATTTCTGTTTCATTGTCAAAGAATAGCTGTTGCTGTGGATGTAAGTCGTTTCTAATCCTTTCTAGTAACTCTCCAGTATCAATGTCAGTGTAGTGACTGCCTATGTGATCTAATACTGATCCTTCTCTGTTTAGTATGCTCAAGACATCACCTGACCGACCTTTGCCATTGAGTTTATACAGCCTAAAGCAACTGTTAACTGCCCTGATTTTCTAGCCTCTTTTGCCAGTGATGCATACTGAGCTAAAACTTCCGCAGTAAATTGTCGTCTATCAATATCAAAGTCTTGCTTCAAAATCTCTCTGGCATCTTGCATATAGCTATCTACAGTCCTCGAAGATACACCCCATTCTGTCGAAGCAAATCGAACTATCTCTGATCTAACAGTGCCAACAGACAAAAGGCTGGCCACTTTGTTCACTCTGAACTCATGCTCACTCTTGTTAGTTCTGCCGTTGGCCACTATAGAAATATGGTTTTTATTATTCTAAATGTAGCGTCAATCGCTA